GCTCATTAAAGATATGCTGTACACAAGCTCTTAGCTCCATTACTACATTTTTCTCAAATATCACATAAGCCTGCTTAATATCTGCACCACCACCAAGGCTACCTGTAGTTCGTACTCCCATTAAGATAGGATCTATTGTGTGAGCAAAGCAAATCTGTTCTGTGTTAAGCTGTGAGGCCTCCTGAAAGAGACTATCATTACCATTATTCGGCAGTGCTTCTATCTTAGGTAACTGATCCTGGCTATTAGCAAAGAAAGCAACAGCCTTCCCTGCATTAGCAGCACCTTTTAACCTATCAATAGTTTCTTTAATCATGTGCTTCTCCTCTTCTGATTGTGGCCTCTTAGGGAACATCATAGCAAAGGATGGGAATACACTATTTTGTATGTTACTTTTTGCAAAGTAGCTAAGCTCACCTGATAAGAAAGCAAAGTTAAGTGCTGAGGTGTATTGTGGTAATGAGTAGTAATCCTGCCCTAGTGATTTAATCTCATAGCAATAAAGTTGCTCATAGTCTGAGCATGTAACGTGGTAAGGTTTAATTTCTCTTACATCTATATTAGTACTCCAGTCCTCACATAGATAGTACATATCTTTATACCTAGATATCCTTACTTTCTCAGGTGATACATTCTCTATCTTAACTAATTTCTTAGTGCTGTCAAAACAAAGTTTAAAGTATATTCTATTGTGTACAATTAATTGACGTGTTACTGCCTTAACTGTTTGCTTTATTTTAATTTTTCTTTCAAACATGTAAAGCTCTAGCTTCTCAGGGGTAGTTAGCTTGTCAGTTGCCAAAGCAAAGCCACCACCGATAACTGCATTAGTTTTGTAATCCACTATGGCACCATGCAAAGGGCTAGAGAAATACATCTGATTAAGCATTTCAGGATACAGGTTATCTGCACCAAATCTTACCCACATATTAGTAGAATATCTACCATTTACATAAGGAAGTGTTAGGTTACCTTTACCTACAGGTAGGAAGGGGGTGCTAAAAGATTGATAGCCTTCCACCACTTCTGGAGCTGTGCTCTCTTTCTTAAAAAAGTTACTATACCATGCCATAATTAATCATATATTGAGGTGCCTACTGGCCCACTAACCACCATTCTACCCTCTTCTATCACTACACCTGTTGATTGTGCAATGGTTAAAGGTAGTACATAGGGTACTGAGCTCTGATAAATCTGATAAATGAACTGCCCTTGTTTTAAAATAATATCTACAGGCTCATTTAACACGAAAAGATTGTATCTTTCAGGGTATAAGCTAGTATCTGCAGTAGTAAATAACTGAGTAACTGATAGAGTATTCATTTCATTAGTGAAAGCAAATAGATAATGAGGGGTAGGTACAGTAGTAACCTCTGTCAAAGTTAGCACTACCTGGTTAATAGTTCCCTGTTCAATGTATATCATACCTATATTATATGATGTTAGTCAAATGTTTAGAAATAAAAAAAGCCCCACAATTTGCAGGGCTAATTTTAAGCGTGTTAAATGTATTAAGATACTCCGATAAGGCCTAAAGCTGTAGGGGTCATATTAACCTCATAAGCTAAGTACTCATTTTCACCTAACAAAGTAACTGCATATTTAGAACCATCTGCTCTAGCAGTCCCTGAACCTTCAGCTACACCTGTAACTTGTAAGTAAGGGAAGTACCAATAAAGACCATTTGCATCCAAAACAATAGCAGTAAGATACTGCTGTCCTGATCCTAAAATTTTGATAGCTCTAGACTTAGCAGCTTCTCTACGTTGAAACATCAAAGAGATAGTAGAAGTAACAAAAGATGAACCATTGATTAAATCAATAGCAGCCTCTTCTGTAAAACTAGATGTATTTCTACGGATGTAATAGTTTTCAAATAAAGTAGTACCTGCTAGGGTAATACCTGTGATAGACCATCCTGTTCCCGCAGATGGGTCAGTTGGTGCTATTGATGCGATTTCTTCCTGTTGGTTAATCCATATTCCATAGATACCCCCACTGTTATTATCGCAACTTTTTACAATGGCCTCGAGGGCTTGACATGTAGCTGGCATATTTTTTAAGTTTTATATAAAGGGGGTTGCCCCCCTCTATGAATTAATATTAAGAATAGAATACGATATCCTGTGGATTAACAAAGCTAAATCCTACCTTCATGTTAGCACGAGTTCTGATAACTGGCTCAGCTACAGTGTCAGCTAAGTTTACAGCACGTAAATCAGAAGAGTCTCCTTCACCATCAAAAGCATAGATAAGGTTATCTTTCAAAGTAATTACAAAAGTGTTATTAGACATACCTGGACAAAGTACAATCTTAATACCTAAGTAAGTAAGAGCTAAATCCTGTGTGATAAATGCATTAGTGTTACCTGAAGCTACACCTAAACGGTAAATATTAACCAATTGAGTAGGCATGTAGATACGCAAGTCAGCAGTTCTAGAAGCAATAGCTGCAGGAACCAAAGCAAATGCAGTTTCTAAAGCATCAGCTAATTCACCAACACCTGAGAATGTATTGATAGCACCTGTACCACCATTGATAACGTAATTAGTTCCAGGTACAGGAATTGGAGGAGGTAAACCTGCAGTAAGTTGAACCTCGTAACCATCACATAAATTAAGGGGAGCAGCACCACCTGTATCACCTTGCCATCTTAAAGACTCAATTTGTCCAGCAATAGCGTTAGCCATTTCAGACCAGTAGAAGTTGAAGAAAGAAGCTACTGTGAAATCACCATTAGATCCTGCTGCCATTTGTAAAGATACAAAAGACTGCTCTAAGTCAAATTGACAAACTTGAGCCATAGCAGAAAGAGCACATACGTCTACTTCATGAGAGCTTAAATCATCAGTGTTAAGGTTAGGGAAGTTACAAGGGGATGCAGCTAGTAAGCCTGTACCAAAAGTAACTGTACCAATTTTAGTCTTGTACTTGATACCAGGTAAAGTACGGAAGTTATCAGGAATTTCACTACCTGAAAGGTAAGCCTGTGCATAAAACGCATCAGCGTTTGGTGCCAATAATGCAGAAGCATCAATGTTTAAATCAAATCTTAGTTTTCTCATTGTTTGTTTTTTTGTTTATTGATTATTAAATTTATTGAATTTACTTAATTTTTGCTGTACGCTCATCTTTACAGCCTCCTCCAACACCTCTTCTTCTGTATCAACTACTAGAGACTCTTCAAATTGATTTTTTAAATCAGCTATCATAGCCACAAGTGCATCTACTTGCTCAGTAATAAATGGACGTACTATCTCTAGTATTGCTTCTGCATCTAATGCAGGATCTACAGCCATTGTTTCCTCTTCTACTACTTCCTCTTCTACAACAGTATCAGACATTGCCTCTTCTTCTACTACTACTTCCTCTTCTTTTTCTCTAATTTCAGTGATTTCACCATCAACTACAACGTAGATTTTGCCGTCAATTAAGTGTTCACCATCAGGTAATTTGTTCATATTATTTAATTTTAGTTGTTGCTGTTCTTTGAGCTTCATGCCTAGATATCCTTCTATGCTGAAACCTACCTGCCCATCTGCTACCAGTTGAGCATAGTACTCTTTGTCAGTTACCTGGGCTGTTACCATTAGCGTACCTTCAGGTACTTCTATCCCAAAACTAGAATAGGCCTTATCCTCTTTGGGTGTATCTACTATCCATGCTTCCAATACATAAGCAGGTACAGTCTTATCAGTATCATGCTCTAGGTTAAACAAGTCTTTGTTAGACATGTCTTTCATAAACTTTGAATGTATCTTCTCTATCTCCTCAATTGAAAACTTAACATAGTACTCTTTACCATCCTCATCATCCTTACGGTATATCTCCATAGGGATAAGAGCAGGTGCTACTATGCGATACTTAAGATCATCTGTAAATATCATAGGCTTAACCTGGCTATTGAAAGCCATACCCATTACTTTGATAGCAGGAGTGGATGTAAAAGCTATTTGTTCTATACCTAAGTCCTCCCCATTTTCAGAGTATTCAGGATCTATAGTAATCTTGTAAACAGGTAAATTATCTTTTGCCATACCTATATTATAATTATTCATATATTTGTAAAAAAATTAACTATGGTAACTATTTTAGGAAGGGAGATCCCCAACAGAATTGAAGAGCTGACAATAGAACAGTTCGAAGCAATTACAGATATTAACAATAACAAAGAGATAGATCCTGTAGACAGGCACCTACAAATCTTTGAGTTCTTAGGCATCCCTGAAAAGGAATTTTTTGACTTTGATATAGCAGATTTTATTGAGATTGTTAAAGAGTTTAATTCTGCTCAGGATCCAATGGCACAAAGTGAGCCTGTAGGTACACTAGAGCTAGATGGCTTTACATATACTGCAGAGCTTAAGCTAACAGTACGTGAAACTAAGTTAATAGAAAAGATAGCCATCCACAAACAGAAGGGGTACATCTCAGATATGATGGCTGTAATGTTTAAAGCAGATCACCTAACTACTGCAGAGCACTATGCAGAAGCTCACCTTAAGTTAAAGTCTAAGCTAATCAGAAAATTGAAAGCAGAGTTATGCATCCCTTACATTATGTTTGTTGCTAACAAAATTAAAAAGCAAGTAGAGGATGTGCCTGCAGAAACTATAGAGCATGTACCTACCGAAACAGTGGAGTGAGGTAAGTCTTGAGCAGTTCATGGAGATTGCTGAGATAGATAAAGAGCAGGGTGCCTACCACTATAATAGTGAGATACTTTCTATCATTACAAATGAGCCAACAGATGTAATAGAAGATATGGATATAGATGAGCTTAATGCTTATGTGGACCAGTGCAAATGGGCACTATCACAGCCATCCAATAAATACAAGTCAGAGCTTCTAGGTATGAAGGTAAAGCCCTTTAATAAGTTGTGCCTCTATGAGTACATAGACCTTGACTATTACTTCACCCATAACTACATTACTAACCTTGCAAATATATGTGGGGTGCTGTACAGGCAAAGTAAACTTAATGAGTGGGGAGAAGAGATAATAGAGCCGTATGAGTATGACTGTACTATTAGAGCAGATAAGTTCTTAGATCTACCCATTACAGATGTGTATGGTATTATTAATGAGTTCCTAAAGTTCAGGGAGAATTTTCTAACCACCTACCAAAACTTATTTCAAGGTGAGGAGTTAGCTGAGCTAACAGCAGAAGAGAAAGCAGAGCTCACACCTGAGGAGTTGAAAGAGGAGGAGGATGCTAAGAAAGATAGCAAGTGGAGTTGGGAGCGTATGATCTACGGCCTGTGCAATAATGATCTAACTAAGTCTGATAAGATAGGAGCTCTACCCCTTACCTACGTATTCAATATGATGGGTATGAAGAAAGAACTAGAGATATAATTATACGTCTAATGGGAAGCCAGGTGTAAATCCTGCAGGAGGATCTAGTGCTTCAAATGTATAAACTATTCTTTGGTTTTTTTCTAGGACTTCCACCACATCTAAAATAGGAAACCTTTTGCTAAGCCACTCAGTGTACTGGGAATATATCTCAGCAGTGATACCTGCAGAGTTTAGCTCAGCTGTAAATTGTGCTACGTAATCTCTAGGAGTAATTACACCACCATTCCATAAGAAAGCCCCATTATTAAGAAATATAAAATAGTACATAGCTATTATCTGTATCTCTAGCTTTTCAAAGCCTGTAATCTTAGCATTGATACGTATACTTTCTACTAGGGTACCTTCACCATCTACTATATCATTTCTTAATATCCTTTTCAATATAGTTGCCATCCTTCTCCTAGTAGGATATAGCACATTAAATTCTCCAGTGTTTGCGTATCTACCCATTATTATAAATTTTCTACTAGCACCCCATAGCTTTGAGTGTTTGCTGTTAGTGTATTATTCTGAATTGTAAAGTGTAAGTACTGCTGAGTAGTAAAGTCTTTAGATACTATATCAAAGGCTGCTAACTGTCCGTAATCTGCATTAGCATTACTTGCTGTAGCAAAGGCTTTTATATTTCCTGATGCACCTCCTATTATAGGCATAGTCCTATAGATGGATACCATACCTGCAGAACCTATGGCATTAGTAGCTATTTGAGTAGCAGCAGTTAATTGTGCATTGGTAGGGTTAGGAAATGTACTCATCCTTATTCTGGTTCTAGGAGAAGCTCCACCTAATGTAACTACCCTTACAGTAAAAGAACATCTAAGCATTGCATTAGTTATTGTGGTAGGGATAGCTACAGATATTACATTTACTTCACTAGTATTATTTGTTACTGTTACTACTGTAGAGTATGACTGTAGTACAGTCTTATTCTGCTTAGCATTTAAAGCTGTTTGTAAATCAGTCTGAGCTGATAGCGTTCCTGTGATAGCTCCCCATGTAGCAGCACCACCACTGGCAGCGTTTATTATTTGAGTACCTGTAATAGCAGTATTGACAGGCACCCCTCCTATAATGGAAGTACACTCTATCAAATCTGTTGCCTGTAAGTCTCCTGTGTGAGCAGGTAAAGAGGGCCTCCAATCACCCCACCATCCATTAGCCATACCTATATTATATTTTAAAAGTTAAATGTTTAAATTGGCACAGCACAATCAGTCCAATCATTTACTGTTAAGGTAATACTCATCTGATATCCTGCAGCGTAATCTAGTAGATCATTATTGAGGGGTGAGAATGTTGGCACTCCTACCACATCAAAGCTAAAGTCTGAGCTGTCATTAAAGTATACATTCAAATCACTAAGGATCTGTTGCGTATCACTTAAAATTGTGATGATGTTAGCTCTATCTTTTTGTATGATATCATAACAGTATATATCAAAGTTAAATTCTGTAGTGTTCTCAGTTGGCACCACACCACTAGGTACAATATACACTAATGGATACTTCTCATTTTGAGTAGCAAAGTTATAGAGCTGTTCTTTAAAGTCACTGCCTACTTTGAATACTTGTTTGTGAGCTGTGTAAAAAGCAATGATGTGGTTTGTTATGGCTTGTAGACTGTTCATAGTTCTGCTGATTTATTTATACGGTTTATTTTCTGTTGGGTGGATGTTACTTGAGTCTCTGATACTATAGCTGTTACAGTCATATTGCCTGACTCACTAGAGCTACCTCCTGCACTCATGGTTCCACCTGTGTTAGCACTGCCAAATAATTGGGCTGCCTGTGGTAAAGCTGTGGCTGCAGCAGTTCCTCCACCTGCATCACCTCCACCACCACCACCTGCACTAGGAGTGGTACCTGGGGATGATAGTATCTGTTTAGCCTTAGCTACGTTTGTAGCAATCTGTATAATACCTGCAGCGAATTGTGCAATACCTGCACCACCTGCAGTAACAGCATTGGCAGGGTTAGTATTAGCAGCTGCTACCAAAGCTGAGATAGCCTTAGCAGTATCAATACCTATTTGAATAAGAGCACTGGCCTTGTTAAATTTCTCTAGTTTCTTCTGGTCCTTAATAAGCATGCCTCCTAAATTGGTAAGGCCGTCAACTGTATCCTTAGCAAATCCTAGTTTAGCATCCCTTTCTTTTTGTGCTTCTGCTACCTTAGCATTAGAGGCCTCAATATCTATGTTCAGTAATCTATCTTTGTGAGCTTTCTCAAGTAGCTCTAGTGTCTCATAGTTACCATTAGCAGCCTGTACATCTAATGCAAATTGAGCGTTCTCTGCTTCCCTTAATTGCGTTGCCTCATCCTGTAGAGTAAGCAATAGATCCTCTTGAGTCTTTTTCTTTTCAGCTACTTGTGCTGCTATCTGTGCTTTCTCTTGCTCATCATATATAGCTATCAATGATTTTTTCTGCTCTTCTGTTAGGGTAACATTAGCTAGTGCATCTGCTCTTAGTTTCTCATATCCTGCAGCCTGTGCTAGTAATTCCTTTTCAGTTCCTTCCTCCATGGCAGCGAACCTAGCATCTGCTATCATCTGATTACCATTGATTAAGTTCTGAGCATAGGTAGCTTTGATAGCTTCTAGTTCAGTGTTCTTTAAAGTCTCTGCATTTTTTAAGATAAGTAACTCCTCTGCAGATAGTTTACTTGTAGCTGTTAATCTTAGCTCAGCTAGTTTAGCGTTGTACTGATCCTCAGTTAATTTCTTAGCTAAGAATTGCTTATCTAATCCCTCTATCTCTTTCTTTAATCTCTCATCTATGAAAGTTTTTTGGTAGTCTACAAAGGCCTGCTCTCTTACAGCTTTCTCTTTCTCCATACCACTAGCCATAAGGTTAAGTGTACTTTGAATAGTCATAGCTTCTAGCTTTTCTTTATCTGCATTGAATGCTTTGATATCATCTAGTTGCTCTTTAAGATTACTCTTATTTGCACCTGTACCTTTTTTACCTTCTGATACTTTTGCTTTTTGTGCATTTATTTCTGCAAGGTCTATTAGCTTAAGCTCATTAAAGCTGTTCTTTCTAGCCTCACCCATAGATGTGATAAGAGCCCTAGCTTCTGCCATTGCTTTATTGCCTTCTGTTTGTCTCTTCTTTTTTTCAGCATCATCTATGTTTAATGTTTGTAGCTCCTGAAGGTTAAGATAGATGGTCTGTAGTTTTAATCTATTCTCTGCTATTACTGCTGTCTGATATGCAATGGAAGCTCTTACCTTAGCCTTTTGTAACTCAACAGTACTCTTGCCCTCAGCTTTAGCCAGTGCTATCTTCCTATCATAGTCACCCATCTCAGACTTGTTAGCAGCATCTAATCTCTGCATTCTCTTCTCACTTGCGGCTCCCTCTCTATCCATCCTAGCCATTTCATTTTGAGCTCTCTCTTCCCCTGCATTATCAGTAAGTCCCATCCAATCTGTTAGCATCTCAAAGCCAGCTATCAAAGCATTAACAGGCATCATTAAAGCATCTATTACCCCTTTTAATAATCCAAATTTATTTAACACTAAAGCTACTGCAGCCACAATAGCCACGATAACAGCTACCAATAAAAAGATAGGGTTCATTAATATCTGAGCTCCTAACTTCATAAAGGCACCACCCATAGTAGTGATTGTCTTAGTAAGGTTACCCATTCCTGCAGCTAACTCTTTAGGGTTCACACTACCCAAAGCTGTAGCAAAAGTCTTAGACTTAGCAGCTGCCTCTTCAAAATCAAGGCTCATCAAACTTTCTTTGATACCACCTAAGCCATTACTAACCTGCTCAAATTTAGATCCTGTAGCAAAGATAGCCACTGCCTCATTAGCATCCTTTATCTGATCTGATAACTGCCCTGCTGCCTGAGACAGTCTAGCAATATCTGCAGGATCTGTAGCATTAGCAATCTCACCTTTGAGTGCTTTTAGTTCTGCTTTAATGGCACCGAGGCCAGAGACTTTTATGGGTATTTCTACTTCATTCATTTTATATGTAGTATTTAATTTCTATTGTGGTTCCGTCTAAGTATCCATCTACAAAGCCTACTCCTATTTGAGTGGTGGTAACTGATACTGTGTTAGAGCTTGTGGAGTATTGTGCTGAGATAACTCCGTCAAAATTAACATTGCTTATCATTATCGTAGGGACATTAGTACTAGAGATAAGTGAAGGCTCGTAAGCATCTAAGTATCCCTCATATGTACCTACTCCTGTTCTAGTCCAGGTTACTCCACCTAAGCTATCATTTTTAACCTGCACTATAGGATCTGTTATTCCTGCCTGTGTTAAGTTGGCTATGTAGATTAATGGCACTGTGCCTGTAGGTACTCCATTTAAACTATTAACCACTAAGTGATCACCTGCTAAAGTAGTTTCACTTATGATACGATCATCTCCTGCTATCACTGATCTAGTTCCACCCACTATCACATTGCCTCTACCCATAACCATAGCTGTTGCCTGATTAGAGAATACATTAGAGGTAGTCATTCTAGTAGTGTTAATACTACTCATTGCTAACATTTGTATTGGGCCTATTCCTGCAGGAGGGTTAGGTATGTTAGGACCACTAGGTCCCATGAAGGGTGTAAAGTTAATCTCACTATCAATACTGATGAGCTCCACCTTTGTGAGCTTGTGAGCATTGGCATCGTAATCAATTACCTTATTGATATTCCACCATGAGTTATCTATCCTAATCTTATCATTTAATTTCATTGCCTGGATGTCAGGCTCCTTAAGATTAAACAAAGCAGTAAGCATCTTACCATTGTTAATCTGGCCCATGGTCCTCCTCCAGTATCTGTTGTACAGGTTATTCTCTGTTAGGCTAGATGGTTGGTAGTAGTAGTAATCACAGATGGCGAAATTAATATCAAAGGTAGGAGTGAGGGGATCATCAAAGTGGCCTACCAATGGATAGTTGGTTAAGTTAATTTGTCCTACACTACCATAGTCATATATGTAAAACTGTCCACAGGTAGCTAGTGGCTGTCCTGCTGTAGTCTTATCATATAGTATCCTTATGTTAGTCTCAGGTGCTGCACCTGCTAGCATTGGTACAAAGGCACCAAAGATAGTTTTAATCACAGGAGTAGGGCTAAACAATATAGGCTTAGTAGTCACCTCCTTTACATACTCATTATCAAAGATAACCTCAGCTTGCCCATAGATATTATTAGTAGCATTGCTGTAAGTGGTGTTAGGGTTATCCTTGTCAGCTGTATATGTAAGTATCATTTTCTTACTTGTGAGCTCAGGGAGAAATGATAAGTTCTGCTCCTGGTCCTTAGCTAGCTTAGCAGTCCAATCTACCTCAGCACCACTATCGTAGAAGTCATCCCTATTCTGTAGCAGTAGCTTGTTGGGTTGGGTGCTATCTACTTGAGCATAGATGTTATACATGTTAAAGATAGCCTTAATGAAATCACTTTGCTTTATCTTCTTAGGCACGTAATCATTTACCTCTATTGTACCACCTATAGCATATACTGTACTGCTAGGTACAATGCTAATTTGAATGTTAGAGATAACAGCCTGTATTAGTAATTGTCCGGAAGCAGGAGCCACCCCTGATGGGGAAGTTTTCCTCCAACTTCTTACTGATGCAGCGTTACCTATAACAGCAAATTGTTGATTTACATTTAATCCTATAGTAGCAGATGATAAGTTATTAAGTAAATTGTAACTAAGTGGTATAGTCGTTTGTACTGTTTGTGTTAAAATAGTAGTTGTACCATTAGGAATAGTTAAAGGAGATTGAACAGCATTTTGCACACCTAACAATGTAGCTATTGGTGATGTATTAGTATAAAGATTACTAAAGATTATAGGCTGTGTACCTGCACTTACTCCTATAGCCGGTTTGTAATATACATTGGCTGCCACACCACCTGGAGCACTACCATACAATACACCTCCTGATGTATTCACCAGGTTTAAAGTGTAAGTCATAGTAACGCTGTAGTCATAGCTTTGAGCATTTGCTGAGCTTATGATAAATGGTGTAGAGTATACACCTGTAGCAGGAGTAAAGATATTCTGTGGATCCTCTAGCTCAGTCCACCCTGTTATATTAATCTTAGTGGCAGGTAAAACATTAGTTAATATTTGTGCTATGTTAGAAAAGCCTGCCCAGTTATTAGCTCCATTGATAGTAGTGGGTGTTGTCTTTTCTGCTTTGACTAGGTAGTCATTATAATCAAAGTTATCAGTGCCTCCATTGTAAGGTATAAGCAGCTGCTGAAATCTATCATAAGACATCGTAGGCCATGTGTAGGTAAAGCCAGCATCCTCAAATATCCTATCAAAGTAACTCTTAGCAAAGATGGCAGGCTTAAACTCCTGAGTGTTATAGACAGCATCACCTGATCCAGGGAGAAAATACTTAAAGCCATTAGCTACAGTGTTACTAAATCTAGCCACCACATTAAATGCATCGTATGGGTGGTTGTAATCTGAGAAGTCTATATCAGTTAGTTCCTTGTTAGCAATGGCTGTAAAGAAATCTGCTTTGCTATCTTTGATTAGCACCTCATAGGTTACCTGCTCTTCATAGCCATCTGTTACCTGAGTCTTTACTACCCCTGTTAGTTGCATTGAGCAATCCTCCATTATTGGTAGGCCATCCTGAATAACAGAACAAGTAGTAAGAGCATTGATATTGAAGGTGCCCTCCACTATATTCACATCGTAGTAATGGTTAAGCAAGTTGTTATTATTCTTACTGCCAGTGAGCGTGATGGTCTTAGAGAAGTTACCCTGTCTCTTACTAATATCTCTAATATCTCCTACCTGAAAATTCAAAGGGAAGGCAGTGCCCTCTTTAACATCTAGGAAGCCTGTGCTTAGTTGTATCTTAACCATTTACGATATTGTTATTAGCTAGCTTAATAGTTACGTTCTGCTTAATTAAATTCTTATTCCTTTGGTTGTAGACTTGGTAGTCACTAGTCATGATATTACAGCTTATGTACTCCTCACTTACAGGTAGATCACAATCATTTGCATAACTACTTAGCTTAACATATGTGAACGGTGAGCTGATGAGCTCAGTGAAGTAGTTAGCCATATCCATAGTCATGAAGTTGGTAGCTAGATCTATGGTAGTGTCAGTGCTTACATAGGTGTTAGTCATACCTCTCTCAGTAAGTGCATAGTCCCAGTGGTTACTACCATTGATAAAGCCAGGCACATCCTGGTTAAACTGCTCCCGGGTTACGTTACCTTTCTCATAGCTGTTAAGGCTAAAGGCAAAGCTGTTCCATGAGCCTAGCTTGTCTAGGAATAAGATGCTGTACTCAGTGGTTCTAATCCTTCTATCTATGTTTACCCTGTACCTTGCTGAGCTCATCACTCCATTACGTTCATAGTGAAAGTCATAGTACTCAGTGGTAGGCTCTATCAAGTTACCTGAACCAAAGACCAGGGTAAGCACTCCAAAGTTGTTAGGCCCTACTGATACACCACTAAGATGGTCCACAGCTGTTACGTTCTTTTCAAAGATGTTACCACCATCATTAGCAAAGACCATTGTATCTGGTGCCGTTGGGGATCCATTAGCTATGCAGTTCACCCACATATCCTGAGATAGGGTAGCATACATATTCTTGTTACCTGCAGGGTAGTTAGTCAGGAACCTATCAGTAATGCCATTCAGCATAAAATCCTGATAGTTATAGCTTGGCCACTCAGCCCATTTGATGGCACCATTAAACACGTATCTATTTAGCACTGAGGCTAGGTTACGTACAACTGTCTTTCTCCCATCTGCATAAGTGATATCTCCATCCTTATTGGCATTGACTATCTGAGACCATAAGCTGTTCACTACTATGTAAGCAGGGTTAGCTACTAAGACAGTGAAGAGTCCTTCTAAGTTGGGGTTGGTTACACCTGCACCTGTTTGAGTGATGTTAATCTGATCACCTACCACAAATGTGTTAGCTACGTTTATTCTCACCCTTCCATTGTATGGAGCTGTTACCCATTGAGTAAGTGCTGCAGTGTAACTAGTGGTAGTCAAGTACTCCTCCCCTATCCTTACATCATATTTGTAGTGGCTGTTAGGTGCGTTGTATACTGAGGTGTTATTCAAGTTTAGGTCATAGCTTACCTTAGCCTGTAACAGCTTCGATAGATCTATCTCACCAAAGCCAGTGGAGTAAGTTGGCAGCACCCTGTACTCTGCTATCTTATTTGTGGTACCACTCTCATAGATATCATAGATAAACTTGAAGCCCTGCAGGTTTACATTACTACTGCTGTAGATGTACTTCACAGGGTTATATGCAGGGACTATTACTTGTGGGGTTGCTTGTGCTACTAATGCCATTACTTGTCTTTACCTATATTAGCGTCATTACTATTATTGTTTTTAAAGCCACCCATTGCGATGAGGTAGGCATGATCTAACATGGCTAGATGTTGTTGCGCCCTCATAGGGTTGTTGAATACTATCCTAACATGCTTGCCTGTCTTATGGTGGATGTATGCCTGCACCACCTGTATCTTATGTAGCGTATCAGAATGCATAGTAACTATCATCAGTGTAATACTCCTGCCTTATGTGAGTAGTGGCGTATCTTATTGCATCCATAGCATCATCAAATAATTTGACAGGCTCATCTGTTATGAAGTCCCCTATCTTCTTCCATTTGTAATTCTCATATTCTCTCTTGACTGCCTTATCATCTTGACATATTACGCCAAAGGTCTTAAGGTTGTCTATGCCTTTCTTCACCACCTTGTTTGCATTCTGAACATCATACCCTGCTATGTTCATTTCTTGTATGATTTCTGGACGTGAGTAATCTGCTAGGATGGTAACGGTCTGTTCTATGTTTAGGGTGCCTAACTTCTCTATGAGCATAGTAGTGGTGAGGTAGCTCTCATATATCACAGGCTCTATGTAGATATCATTATCACAGTAGTACACCCTCATCAGAGCTGTGGGGTGGTTGTATCCAAAGTCTAAGCCATACACGTACTTAACAAACTTAGCAGGCCTATGAGCTACAAAGGACCAGTTGCTGTAGATGTTACTCTTGCTTGTTGCCTTCTCACCTAGGGCATAGATCTGATACAGTGCCTCATCTGTTCTCTTAAGGTCCTCTATCTGTGCCTTAATGCTATCCGGTAGGAAGGGGTTATCTTTGTAAGTGGACTTGATCAGGGTGCTCTCATTAGCAGGGAGCTCATACAGCCACGAGACACTATCAGATGGGTTGTAGTCAAAGATGAGCTTGTCTTCTGTTCTCATGTTAAGCTGAGTGAAGTCATCAAAGTACAGCTCATTGGCTTCATTGCACCAGGCTATGTCTCTCTTCCTACCCCTTATCTTTTGCTCATCATCCACAGAG